GTCGGGAGTGTCGAATACAGGTAAGCCATAAGAATCAATGTAGCCTTCGTAGTTCCATTCCATAGGTATGAACAAAGAATAGAGTCCGCTGCGAGTCTGTCCATTGGCGTTTCTTTCTGTAACATCTGAATCATAGTATAGTTTTTTGAAGTTATCACCTCCTTTGTCTAAAGCATTAGATGTTGATCCCATCATACACTTGCCAATAATTCTACTACCTAATCTAAGGGTGGTTTTCGTAACACGCCAGTTGTTGAGGATGTTGTTGGGCCTTTCCCATTTACCTGATTCGTCGTGGACGAGGAGTTTAAGTTTCTCTCCATCGTACGCGTTGTCCCCCGTATTTTTCCAATCGATAGTGGTATCGAGTCCCTCAAGATCGGCCGCGGTCTCGTTGGCGATGAGTTTTCTCCTGGTGAACTTGGAGGCTGGTACTCTGTAGGCAAGCTCGGTCTTGGGACGGTCCATACCGTCCTGTATCGGTTTGAAAAAGAACGGATAATTGACCGATATTGGGACGACTTTATCAGTGAACATTGTCTTTGCGTCGGCCCCAGATTTGGACAATATTCCGTACCGTGAATCGGAATTAATAGTTGCAAGATTAACCACCTCTCCTGAGGCCATAAACGAAAATCCCGATCTACGATTTTTGAGATAGCACATTCCATAACACCTGATGTCGGCTTTACAAGCTTCCCAGAATATAAAGAATAATCTGTTTGCTTCCCTAAAGTCTGGTTTCCCAACATCAATTTTGGACCACTGCAAGTACATATAGTGAGTACCAGTAAGGTAAGTAGCCACACTCTTATTATAGAACCAAAAACCTTGCTCTCTTCTAGTAAATTCTTTATCAATGTAATCATACCATTTTTCTTTAAAATCAACTGGGTATTCTCCCCAATCAAAAATTGTTTTGATTTTTTTGAAAGCAATTGGTAATGTTTCTCTATTCCATTTGTTGCTTTTAAATTTAACAACATCCTTAGGAACTTCAGGTAATCCTATATATAAGTTTTGTATTTTATATATTTCACCTATTTTTCCTGTTTTAGATATAATAACTATATCATGCTCTTCATTATAACCATACTCCCACTTATTATACCTATTCATTCTTTTTAGAACTTTAGGTTTCACGTGGTCTTTAACAACAGTAAAAAGATCTTGCTTATACATTACTTAGATCTTCCTTCTGCAAAACCTTTAAAAGCTTTTTCTTCTTTAACTTCTTTTGGTTTTTCGTTTATAATATTTTCTTCTTCTTGTATTCTTTGTAGTATTTCAAAAGCATCAAATATAGCTAATTTTTTAGTAGCCGCAGCGTTTTTAAGTCTGTCTGCAGAAATGTCAGGGCCAAAATCTATAATGGGCTCCTTAGCGACTTTAATTAATTCTTCAACCGCTATTTGCCCAGCTTGGATTATACTCTTCTTGGTTTTCTTTATTTCCATATTTAATTACAATATCATTAGATTTCATACAATATAAACGCTCGTTTTCTACGTTAAAATCATATTCTCCATAAGGAGTATAACCAACACAGTCTCCCTCGTTTATTCCTAGCGCTTCTAAGGAACTATTACCTATTTTAAGTATACCAATTAGGTGCTGTTCTTTATTTGTTGTTAATTTGTCTTTAGATTTTAAAGGTTTAACAAAACATCTATTGTTTACAGCTTTCCATTTGTTCTTATTTTTGCATAAGTATATTTGATCAAGAGAACAAAAAAACAAATTATCTTTAAAATAAGATCTTGATTTTTTCTTCACACCTTGCATATTATAAAAAGTTCTAAAAACATTATGGTGTATTAATATTAAATCACCTTTTTTTATAATAGTTTCATAAGCAGCTGGAGTTTCTACAACTTCCGCCACATTATTCACAAACTTAAAACTTTCAATTTTAGTATTTAATATAAGCTCCTTGTCACCTATTGTTTTTTTATTTTCATAAGTATCTCCCAAAGGTTTTACTATAAAATCATATAGGCTTTTCATTAATACTCTAAATCATACTCAATGGATATAGCCATGTTAGAATTAAATTTCTTCCATGGCAATACCTCATTGTTTTTCTTTATGTGAATATTATAAGAATTATCTTCCTGGTCTTGAGTTATATAGGCAATTTCATGACCACCATAGACACTTTGTCCAACAGAGTAGTGCATAGCATCGCTTTTATAATCAGCACCTATGCTAATCTTTCTTATTACATTAGTCATTAGTCCTCTGCTTTAACAACAGCGTTTTCACCGTCGTCTTTCTCTATCTCAGTGTATTCACCTGTTTGTATATTTATATTAATAGAACCGTATTTCTCTTCAAGGGCTTGTTTATTCTCTTCTATTTTAGGAAGTAATAAATCTAACTGAGATAAAAGCGTGTGCTTTCTTACGTCAGATAACCCTAGTTGTTCTATTATTTTTTGATAATTAGCTTGTTGTTCTTGAACAACTTTTAACTCTTCTTCTGTGATTTTAAAGCTTTCTGCCATTTTATTTAATTTAATTTAGTAAATTGCTGAAGCATACCATTAGCTTCTTTTGTTAATATATTATCTTTTAATCTGTACTCAGTAATAAATTTGACATTGTTAACGTTGTCTTCGTATTCTGTTTGGACTAAACCGTTTTTTTCATACAAAAAACTTTCTTTAATATTGAATTGGTCACCTAATCTAAAGTTCCAAAATTTTAAAGATTTAATAATCTTGTCGTGATATACAACTAAAACAGTTTCTTCGTTGTTGATATCTTGCCACACTCCAGCAAATTCTTTTCTATCCTGTGAATATATTAGAATAGAACAGAATAAACATAATGATAATATTAGTTTTTTCATTTTATTAGATTTTATTTAATTTAATTAATACTCTTACTATTTATTATTACTTATAGATTTGAATTTTTCCACGCCTCGTGATCCAAAGTAAGCTATATAAACAGTTGTAAGTAACTGCTTTAATAATCCAATCCACTCTTGTTCTACAGTAAAAGATATTTCATGATGACTATCAACCCATATAAAAGCTATAGCCATAATAGATAAAAATATTAAAGCCATAGGTCGCGTGTTTTTAGAAAGCCATGAATCTGATTTCATATCGCTTTCCCAACGCCTTGTTATTTGACTTTCTGCTTCTGCATTAGCTTTATCCATTATTTCCTGGATTTGCTTTTTAATTAGCAGCTTTTCTTCTTTCGTAGTTGTAAGCTTATCAATGACGTCACCAACTTCTTTGATGACGCCACCTGTAAGCCATTGAATTATTTTTTTCAAAATTTATTGTTATTTATCTTGACCATCTTGATAAATTTGAGCAATTTCTTCTCTACTAAAAAGACCACTATCTCGTCTGGTTGATGCGGCTGCTCTACCTCCAGCTCTGCCTGCAATATTCTGTCCAGCCGGAGTATTTTGTCTAAATCTAGGTAATCTATTTAGCATTTTATTGCTAGCTGTAATAGAATCGTTAGCAGCTCTAATATTTGCCTCTTCTTTATCAAAATTAAACTGCTGTTTTCTATTTTCTGCCTGAATATTACCCTGTAGCAACGTTTCAGCCATTGAGTTTGGTGATGTAGTTGTGTTAGAAGTAGTTGTACTGCTACCAGCATTAGTCGTATTAGATGAACTATTAGAAGATATTGAGTTTGCAGCGCTAGATTTTTCCTTTTTCTTTCTTGCGTTATACTTGTCAATTTCTACATTGTATTGATCTCTATTCATGTTAGCGTATTGCGATCCTCTATTTTGAAACGCTTCCTCTCTTGTTCTTAGAGGTTTTGAAGAACTAGAACTAGAAGAACTAGAACTTTCACCTCCAGTAGTGTTTGAACTAGAGGACGAGCTTCCGCCACCACTAGTTTCTCTAGACTGCAACGTCATTGTAGGGTGAGTATGACCCTCTGGTCCACCGTGTCCTGTATCTGCCGCTCCGTGTTTCATGTATTTAGAAGCTCCAAAACTCATTATATTAGCTACTTTAGCAGCTCCTTTTGCATAACCATTCATTCTTGCAGCTCCAAAAGATTGAGAGTAACCCATTCTTGCAGCGCCGTGACCACCTTTTGAGTCGTGACCGTGAGAACCTTTAGATGTGTCATAATCATGAGCGCCTTTGTATTTAGCAGCGCCTTCTTTGTTCTCACCTTTCATGTGTCCGTCTGCTGCACCATGCTTATATTTAGCAGCGCCTTTTTGGTTTTTTTCTAACTGCTTTCCTGCAGCTGATGAATCTTTAGCTGTTACGCTACCGCCATCTTGATTTGTTTTCATTTTATCCATTACGTTAATTTATTGTTTTGCATTAATTTTTTTTCTGCTAATTGAGCATCTTTTTCCCAAGGACCTTTACCGGCTTGCATTACTGAGTAATCATATTCTTTTCCTTTAAACATTACTTTACCAGCTCCCTCAGAATTTACCTCATAATCTAATCCACTGCCTGGATTTTTTATTTCACTTTTGTATTGATCAACGTGAACTTGCTCATGAGCTAATGTTTTCTGCATTTCTACTGGATCATCTAGTAAATCTTCGTTTAAAATAATAACTCCATTTTTAGGTGTTCGCGCATAAACAGGATCATCACCCATATCTCTTTCAAATACAGACGTGTTCATTTTGTTTAAATCGAACGGAGGGTTTATTTTAAATGCCATTGTTATAAGGAAATTTTTTATTAAACCATGATTGTCTTTTATCACAACCGCAAGGTATGTTAAGACCGTCTGATATTTTATCTACAACGGTCTTAATACCTGTTTTGTTTGTGAATTTAGCAATGCTATCGCCTAATCCTTTGGATTCCATTTATGCTATTACTTGAGTTGCTATTGCAAAGTCAGAAAAATACATCTGCAATGGAGTTCCTGCTTCATCAAGTCCTAATTGAACTGTTGATTGTACGCCTCCTGGATTAGCGGTTAACGCTGCGTATACAGCTTTCTGTGGTGACTTAGATCCATTTGTGATTGTTGGAACACCAGCAGTGCCATCTTTAGTTGTTGTTACAGTAATATTTATTACTCTTTGACTTAGAGTTGTAACTGGTGAAGTACCATCGCCGCCATTAGCTAATGTGTAAGCTGCTTGGCTACTTACAGCGCCTTTTAATACAAGTGATAATACTCCTGTTCCTGCTGCGTATGATACGCTTTGGATTTGATCTACGTTGACTAATTCAGGTCCTTGTGTTAAAGGTGCTGTTGAGTCAACAATGTTGAATTTTAAAAATTTTGACATTTGTTTTTGTTTTGTGGCTGTTAAGCCTGGTTTGGTTGTTTTTTTTGATTTATCAGTTTACTCTGTTTATTTATTTTTCGGTAAGGATTTTATTTTACCGTTATGTGTTCTAGCAAATCTATGTGTAGATGTTTCTTTACTAGGTATTAATTCACCTGAGTATGTAGCATCTCCATATTTCCAACTAACTGTCTTAGCAGCCCCATGATGTTCGGCTCCAGTAGAATTATGACCATCGTAATTGTAACTACCATGAGCATCGTCAAACAAAGCCTCAGCATGTCCTTTGTGGCCTTCAGCCATTTCTTTTCTACCTCTTGCTACATCTTCTTCTTCCCATGAATTAACCATGTGATGTTTTGAATGTTTAGCGTTTCCGCTGTAATGACCGTAATGTCCTTTATGATTGTATCCCATAATTATGAATTTGCGTGATATGCGGAAAGCATTTTCTTAGCTTCTTCAGCTGAAGAAAAACCTGATTTCCAAACACCACCTTTTTTATTATTTAAAATAACGTATTTATCGCCACGCTTTACAACGCACCCGCTTCCGCCTTCTGACTCTGCACAACCTTTACCTGCTTTTGCCGCGCCTAATCTATTCATTAACATATTTCCCATAACTAATCTATTTTTTCCCAAGCTACAATGTTAGTTGCTGGAGTTGGATTTGAATCATATATTTTTACAACTTGTAAATCTATCACTTTTCCAGCTGGAACGCCCTTTAGTAAAACAGTGTTTCCTGATACGTCTTCTACTTTTGCATCACCTGTTACACCAAAGTACAATGAATAACCTTCACTTCCAGCTACATTACCTTTGTATATAATCAAAGTATCGTTAGAAGCAATTGCTACAGGTGCTGTAGATATTTTTATAGTAGTATCGTTAACAACTTCAACTACTTGATAAACGACGCTTTGTGTTTCATTATATATAATGTCACCTCCGTCTATTGTGTATCCTAACGGTCTTGTTTCTGCAGCTGTAAATTTAGATGCTGCTGTTGCTACTAGTTGTGTAGTTGAAGAACCTGCAGCCGCTACAGCTAGTGTTAATTCACCTGGTTGAGGTATATTATAACTACTACTTGGTATAACATTTAATGATGAAGTATATGTGCTCATGTTTTATTTTTTATAATTCTCCAACTCTGCCTTGTGCGCAAAGAACTGGATTAATTCCTTTATATTTAACTGGAGCTTTAAGTATTTGCATACCCGTTATTCCGTTACTAGCTCCTTGACCATGAACTCTGCCTTCTTGATTTAAAGGCCCGTCCCATATATGAGATTCACCTACTACACCAACTTTTGTTCCTGGTTTTAATCTTTCCATTGCTGGATCGTATTTTTTATGGTCCATAATTATTGTTTTTATTTATTTATTTCTTTTTCTCATATCGTTCCAATACATAGTATGCATTGTATCTACGTTACAATGTGCTGGTCCTTTGTATTTTTTAGCAGCTCCTGCAAATAATCCTCCGTAAGATTGCCCAAACATTTTTCCAGCGTTTGTTATAGCGCTATTTTTAAAACCTACAGCATTCATCATAGGTTGTAACTCTTGTCCTAAAGGGTTTCTTAATTTAGACATAGCATTTTCTTGTGGTTCTTGTTCACTAGGATTATCTGTATAAGATTGCTGTGCATCTGTTACTAATTGATTTTGCGCTGCATTAACACCATTTCTAACATTACCATATTGAGATATCATGTTACCAATACCTAATCTACTTCCATAACCTCCACCATATTGAGAAACTTGATCTTGACTATATTCCTCTGGAGACATACCTGCTTCTTCAGCTTTGAATCTTAGTCTAGCTGCGTCTCTTGCTTCTTTAGCAGAATTAAAAGCTTCCCTTAAGCCTCTTGACTGAGCGTTTGCTCTTCCACCTGGACCTCTATTGTCCATCATAGCAGAGTAAGCGTCGTTATAAGCTGAATTAGCATCAGACAGATAACTTGGATCAGTTGATTCTGGCTCTGGAGCTGCACCAGCAGCTTGTTGGTTATTCAAACCTAAAGCAGCCATCGCACCCCCGCTCATTGCATTTCCAACAACACTACCTATTCCTCCAGATCTACTACCTGAGATTCTTGATCCCGCTGCTGCACTCGCTGCTATTGTACTCATTTATCTGTTTTTATCTTTATTGACATTATATATAGATTTAGTTAAAACTTTATCTATATATGAATTTCCTTTTATTATTTTATTTCGCCTTTTACTAATAGGTATATCTTCTTCACCTAGCATTATGCGATATATTCTTTTAATAAGTTGCTTACCTTTAAAAGATATTTTGTATATATTATATTTCTGAGTTGTTCTATTTCTTTGTCTCCAAACAGAAATCCATTCACCTTTTATTAATCTGCTCCATCTTCTATTATCCCAACTGTAAGAGTAAGAACCTGCTTCGAAATCTTTTTTCGTAAACAAGTCTATACAATCTAAATATATCAATAGCTCTAGGTCTGCTTCATTTAGATCGTTGTTTTTGGAAGCCCATTTACGTATTATTCGATAATGTTTTAGCAGATTAAGATTTTTTAAATCTCCCGCCTCTAGCTTTTTCACAAAACAACGACCACGTCTGTTGACTTAATAACGTGATATATTTTTTTATTATTCTGTATCTTATGACCAGCATGCTTATCATAAAATATAATATCTTCTTTTTTAACCCCTTCAACATCATTACCTAGGCTTATAATTTTAGCCTTTAAGTATCTAATGTCATCTCGGTGTATTTCTGCTAAAAGCAATCCACCATCAGTTTCCTGAATTTGATCTTCTAGCTTTTCTATAATTAAATTTCTACCTAGCGCTTTCATCTATTCTCATATTATTAATTACACAATCAGTAGAAAGAATAGTTGTTGCCACAGAAGCCGCGTTAATCAAAGCGCTTTTAGTTACGAGCAAAGGATCAATAATCCCTGACTCAACCATATTTACCATTTTTCCTGTAACCACGTTTAATCCAGTGCCATCATTTTTACTAAAATCCGGTTCTTTAATATTAGCGTTTTTAAGTATAGTTTTAAAAGGTGACTTTATAGCTTCTAATAATACTTTTTGACCTTTTGTCTTAGGTTTTATTATTAACGAAGCATTTAATAAAGCAATACCACCTCCTGGTACTATACCTTGTTTTATAGCGGCTTTTGTAGCACATATAGCATCTTCGACCCTATCTGTTTTTTCTTTTAATTCTACATCAGAAAAAGCACCTACTTTTACTATAGCCACTTTAGCACTTAATGTAGCTAATCTTCTTTCTAAATTAACAACAACGTGTGCAGGGTTTTTCTTTTTTAAATCTTTTTTAATTTTTTCTATAAAATCCTTAGCTTCATCAGGTATTTCTTCTACTTGAATTACTGTTTGATTTTCTTGAGAAACTGACTTTACACATTCACCTAAATAATCTATTTGTATTGCATTTAAATCATCACCTAAATCCTCGTTGATTATAGTTGAATTTGTAAGTAATGCTAAGTCATTTAGTATTTCTTTTTTACGTAAGCCATACGCAGGAGGGTCTACAACGTTTACTTTAATATTACCCTTCATTTTATTCATTACTAAAGCAGAAAGAACAGTAGGATCAACTTCGCCTATTAAAAGCAACGGCTTATTGTTTTTTATAACATGTTCTAGTACAGGTTGTATTTGTCTAATAGATTCTACTTTTGATTCCATTATTAAAACTAATGGTTTATCTAGCTCTGCTGTACCTTTTTCTTTATCAGTTATAAAGTTTTGATGACAATAACCTTTGTAGTATTCTATACCATCTACTATCTCTGTTTCTGTTATTCCATTTTCAGAAACACCAAGTGTAACAATCCCTGTTTCACCCACTTCTCTAAAAGCATCACCTATTAACTTACCTAGAACTTTATCATTATTAGTCGATATAGTTGCTATATCATCTATCATATCACCTTTAACAGGTATACTTATTGATTCTAAATATTTAACAACTTTATCAACAGCTTTATTTATACCTTCTTTTAGTTCTCTAGCGTTTACATCCTTACTACGCGCTTCACTCAATATAGCGTGAGCTAATACGGTAGCTGTAGTTGTTCCATCACCAGCTTCATTAACTGTTTTTCTTGCTGCGCCTTTTAATAAAGTTGCACCCATATTTTCAATTGGATCGTGCAATGTTATACAGTTTGCAACAGTAACACCATCTTTTGTTATGACAGGATTACCTTGGTCATCTTCCATTATAACACATTTACCGCTAGCTCCAAGTGTGGAGCTAACAGCATTTGTGAGTTGTTCAATTCCTTTAAATATTTTATCTTTAGCTTTGTCTCCAAAACTAAGATTTTTTACTATAGCGTCTGCCATGATTTAATTAGATTTAATTTGATTTATTTTATTTAAAAGTTTTAACGACTTGTGGTCCACGAATATGAGCTAATTTTTTCTCATAATGGTTAATAGAAGCATCTATTGCTGATTCAGCACCTTCCATTGTTTCGCGTCTCGTTACATCGATCCATGAATCTTCTTTTTTTGGATCAAGGTATTCAGTTTGGTAAAATCCATTTGGTAGTTGTACAATTCTCCAGTTTTTCTTTTGAACTATATGTTCCCAAATTTTCTTGGTTTCTTCCGTAATTTGTGGTTGACTAGTCCACGTATTAGTCTGGTAAAATAGTGTCATTGGTTTTGGTTTTAAATTTGACATTGGTTATTGCTCTAACCGAGCAGGTATGTTTTTATTATCACTTGATTTTAGTGATTTTTACATTTCAGTAAAACTTAACGTTTCATCTTCTTCTTTAGCTAACTCAGTTACTTCGCTTACACAAGCAGCTATTAAATCATCCGAATAAGGTTTTGTCCATTCAATAAGTTTAGACTTAAACTCAGGTGTATCTTCCCACTCAACAAAAACGTCAGGATCAAAAGTTAATTTTTTAACCCCACCAAGACTAAAAGAGTGTTTTTCATCATCGGCTTTAACTGTAAAGCTAACAAATTCAATAACATGTTCTTTTCCTTCTAAAGATTTTTTAGCCGTTATGTTTGTTATTTCTATTGAAGTGTTTATCATTATAATTTACTTTAAAAAGTTGTTGCGTTAAATATTCTATATTTTAACTTTATAGATATACTTATTAGGCCAGCAGGTAATTGATCACCTGATTTTTTATGAAGTGTAGTTGCTACGTTTGTTTTATAGGTTCTTGTTTGTAATGGAACATCTCTTGTACAAAAACCATAACTTGGGTTTGTAGGTGTTCCTTGCGCAGCATTCATAATTTCATTTATTCTTGCGCCCGGTAATGTTGATATATTTGCGTTAGACTGTACATTGTTAGCCTGTCTAATGTCATAGCTTTGGTTACCACTCACTGCGCCTACCGCACTGTATTTTACCATCCAATCAGATTCAGTAACTATAATTGCTTTGTTTGTCCCTGGCGCTGATATTAAAGTATTACCTAATGTTCCGTTTAATTGCGCTCTTGTAAATGTCCATGTTCCTTCTTGTTCTCCTCTTACCACATTACCATCTGGATCAACACATAGTTGAGCTAATGTATCTTGAGTTGGTGCTTGGTTGTTTTGATTTGCGTTTAAACTTGCGGTTGTTGCAACAGCTGTGGCAGTATATGGATCGAACTTAACAGATCCTTCTTTTACAGTAATTTGCTTTGCGGATTTACTTACAAGACTTACTCCGTTAGCGCCATCAAATGATCCTAAACCTGTGTCAGTGTCACCCGCGGATGTAAAATCAGCAGCATTAATTCCTTTAACTTGAAATTGTCTTTCGGAATATATAACTCCAGTTGATATTTCTTTGAACGAGCTGTTTGAGGTTAAACTTGAACTACCGCTAAAAATAGCTATTTGTCCATTTGAACCTGTACCTGTTACTGTACCTGTGCCAGCGCCTATATCTGCCAATACCTCTGCACCAGTTCTATATTTAATTTCATCACCATCAGACACTAAAAATTTATCAGTATCTGAAGTAGCGTTGTTTATAGTGTCAACTGTTAATGTTCCATTTATATACCCACCAGCTTGTGTTGCGTAAACTCTAAGAGAGTTATCACCATATAAAGCACCATATTTTAAAGTCGTATTACCAAAAACTTTCCAACCTCCAGTGTAAAGTTCAATTGAGTCGCTTTGAAAACGAAGATATGTGTTCGTGTCTCCTGCATGGTATAAGTATTGTGGTATGTATAAATCACCAGTTAATGTTCCACCAGATAATGGCAAGTAAGCTCCACCAGATGCAGGTGCCGCGCCAATATCTGCTAACACTTGAGCTGCTGTTCTTCCAACCATAACTCCACCACCACCACCAGTAACTCTACCTAAGTATTGACTTGGTGTTGCACTGGTAAGACCTCCTTCTAAGTAAACTTGACCAGACCCTATTCTAGTATTGTCAGTGTCAATCTTTAAAGTACCACCACTTGATACCTCATCTATTTCAAGATAATTGCTAGAGTTAATACCTGCAGTATATGAAGGTGAGCCACTTAATCCTGAAGATACCCAAGCAATAGAAGAAGTTGTTCCAATAGATCCAGCAACACCTAATTGATAAGCTCCAGTAGTACTACTGTTAATAGTTACTCTATTGTTACCGTCAAATATAGCTGTTGTATTGCCATTTCCCTTAAATTTTATATCACTGTAACTGCCTTCTATAAAAGTTTCATCACCTAAACCATCTACATCTCCTAATCTAAACGTAATAGTATTAGTAGGTCCTACCTCAAATAGATTATCGCCTGATTCAGTAACTTTAAGTGCAGGAACAGTATTTGATGTGGTACCGTTTATTGTAACGTTACTATTTTGAAAAGTCGCGTCATCATTTACCCTTAAAGTATCATTAATTGTTACATCTCCACTATCATTTATTATAGAACCTCTAAACACTGCTGTGTTTTGCACGTATAGTGATGTGCCAGAAGATGCTGCGTATAAATAATTTGCAGAAGTTACGACTTCACCTGAGTTTTGTACTCTTAGAGCTTGAGCTCCATCACTACCTCTATTTACAGAAAAAGCATTACCTGTGGATCCAGTAGTACCGCCAACTACCACATCACCTCCAAAAGTTCCTGTGCCAGTGGTAGTTAACGTTCCATTTATAGATTGGTTACAATATAGTTCTATTGCCATTTAATTTTATTTTATTTTTATTATGCTATTACTTTAGTAACTAGCACTCTTATGTTTCCTGCTGGGAAACTACCTCCAGAAATACCTACTACATTAATAGAGGTTCTATCAACACAAGCATGTATTGTTTCATAGTTAGAAGCATTATAGAGCTGTACAATTACATCATAAGTACCTAAGTTGTGTGTTACTGTTCCAAATCCAGTTATAGTAGTAGCGTATGAATTAGCATCATGTGTTGCTTCTGCTAAGTTTGCCACGGTAACAGCCTTGTTAGTGGCAGTACTTGTATCATATATTATAAGCTCATCATTAGTTGCAGGTGCTGCACCTAAATTTGTAAGGTTTACAACATCTAACCCAACAGTCACATCTGGACCACCAGGCGCTAGTATATCAATACCTAATCTGTTATTAGCCGTAGCTTCCGAGACCGATTCTATATCTCCTTGTGGTATTGTTGGGAATGTTACTAAGTCACCTTCACCATTTACATATTGACCTGATGTTCCTTGCCATATACCTGTCATGGTTCCAGATCCTGTAATTGTATTTGAATTTACATTTAGCGCTGTACCATCAGTTTTAAAGTTGATACTTGTTACACCAGATACTGGTAGAGTTGCTAAAGTAAGATCACCAAGAATAACTTGAGAAGATGCGCCAGCTCCTGATA